TCTTTTCTCCGGCGGAATGTTGCTTCGCTTATCCCCGGAACAACAATCTTGTTGCGGGAATACTTATGCTTGCCCTGACAGTTGCGCATGATCCCCTGTGTAAGCTGTTTACGGATGCTCTCACTCTCCAAATCCAGCCCACATCGGTCTATGGCATATTCAACAGCCCGCATTTTCTTGGTTTCCGGCCAGTTTTCTATGGCGGCAAGCTGCTCCGCCTTGCTTTCTGCCGGTCTACCAATGCTGGGGGAGCGGGGCATACCCTCTGTTGCACTGTTCCCGCCGCTCAGTATCTCGCTCCTTGCATCGTTGTACGCCTGTACCCGCCGTGGATAACCTCTGACATAGGCAATGCACTCAAGCCGCACATCATACGGCAGCGTCTGTTTTCGGCTCATGCCAGCCTCCTTACTCTGCGTTGTTAATTAGTTTGTAGTCGCTCCGCAGAGCGTCCGCAATATCCTTCTTGGTCACATAGCCACTGTTTTTTGCGTCCACCAGCTCCACAAGGCATTTTTGCAGATACTCAACGCTCATAGTGTCGTGGCTGTCCGGCGTTTCCTCCAACACATGGAATCCGCACTTGTCCAGCAGCACACAGGAAACATTGTCCATGCATTGTTTGGTGCCATCCAGGCGGCCCAGTTCGTATGCCTTAGCCGGATTATTTGGCACCGGTCTGCCGTTTGCCCTTTTGAGCATCGCTATTTCCCCTTTCCTCGTATTTGCATACGCCCGTTGTATTTGCCACTGGGCAATAATCCGCACACGCCGGGCAATCTGCGTTGACGCAAACCTCGTCTTGCATCCACTTGCATTCATCAATCATCGCCTTCACCGTACTTTCGGTCGCCGTA